ATTATTAGCCATTATACTATATTAATCGTCCCTGTAATATAAGCACTTGTCGATGCTTGATAATAAAGAGTTGCTGGAGCATTCATTGGAGGAGTAAATGTTAATACTCCAGCTTGTTGTCCGTTATTAATTACTCCACTTGTATACTGATCACCAGTACCAGTTGTTTGAGCGGTTTTAATATAAATTGGATGTGTAAGAGATGTAATATTAAATTTATATGTTTCACCTCTACGAAGATATAAATCTGGATTACTTTGATTACTTAAAAAGAATCTATCATCTTGTTGAAATACAAGAGCTGCAGCTGAATCATTTTCTGCAGTAAGGTTATATGTTACATGATCTAATGAAATATTTAAACCATCAGATGTAGAATTTAATGATGTACTAATACCTGAATCACCAGAAATAGAAATTGTATCAGCATTAGATGAAGCTGTAATTGTGCCTGTGTTACCAGTAACTGTTTTAAATACTAAATTAGGAATCTGTACCCATGCACTATCATGAGAATAGTATGCTTCACCACCTGAATCATTAACAACAAACATACCCTCATAAGAACCAGCAGACGGGAATGATGCTTCATTTGTATAGACATTTGAATATGTAATTTGATTAGATCCAAAATCAATATCTTTGGTTCCAAATTCAGACATATCACTTTCTAGGTTAGTAATACGTGTACCATAACCTGATACAGTAGTATTTAATGTCGTGATATCATCATCATTTGAACTTACAGAAGACTGTAATGCAGAAATTAAATCTGTTTGAGTAGTATTACCATCTTCAACAGTATCTAATCTACCGTCTAAATCAGTAAAGTTAGCATCAAGTTCTGCAAATGTAAGAGCAGATCCCTTTGTAGTTCTTAAAGTAATGGTCATTTTAATTTACCCTATAATGTTTCCTGTATATAACCATCGACCACATAGCCAGCCACAACATATGGATCAGTATCTTCAATAGTATCAAGACTATTTATATCAACTGTGAATCCAAAATCGCTATCAGCAAGACCAATAACGGTGGTTGGATCTGGAACAACGGTAAGTTGTTCAGCTAGTGCATTTTCGTTAGGTTCAATAATATAAAGATCAGCATTTGCTTCTCTAATAATTGAACCAGAAGTAATATTTCCATAGAAACTTACTTTCATTTCAAAATCTAATGTATATACAATAGTTCTTCTTTGTTCTAATGCTCCTTCAAAGTCATCAGCAAATGAAACACTTTGAATAATAATTGGAATATCTTCTTTAAAATCTGGATATTCACTAGCAAATGGTTTAATAGTTAATGAATATTGTGGATTAAATGTTGGTAGAATTTGTTCAACAAGTTGTAAAGCATCATCTTGATTCTTTGCATAAATGTTTAATTGAAAGTTAATGTTATATGGAACCGGTGAATAGAATTTTTGTCTATTACTATTTGCGGTTCCTTTAGTAGTAAAATTACTTAACTTAGTTAACTGTCTAGTTGTATCATATGTAAAAGAAGTAATTTCAAATGACATACGAGGTAGTTTAATAGCAACTTGTGTGTTTTGAGTTAAACTTGCATTTTCTCTAATACGTTCTAAATACTTTGACTTTGGTGCATAAGATAATGGAGCTTTTACTTGACTAATTACATTACCATTACTATCTTTACGAAGAACATAAAGATTATTAAACATGGCACCAAAGATAGCAACACATTTTCTAATTTTTTGATGATAGAAATGAGTACCAAACATTAATTATTCTCCGGATCACCAAATGGATTGTTTTCAGTAAAGTCAAGGAAATCAAGTTCATTACTTACTGATGGACTAAATTCTTCATTTTGTTCGTTTTCAGATATCTTGTTATCTTCTGATACTGATAATACATTACCATTTGCACCTGATGTACTTACTATTGGTAATCCGGTCACAAAAGTATGATAATCACCATCATTAGCACCAGCGTGAATTAAATACAGTTTGTTATCCGAATCTGACCATTTAGCAACTTCACCAGATATAACTACTCCACTTGAAAGAGTTTGTGATGCGGTTTCGCCGATAAGGAAATCATCGGTACTATCACCACCTTCTATTGTTACAGCTGGAACAGTTTCATAAAATCTACCACCGTCAATAAGAGATATTCTTCTTATTTTTCTATTATCGCTATCTAAGAAAACTCTACCGGTTGCTCTAAAGTCAGCGGCAGTACCTGTTGGTCCTTCAATAATAACTTCTGGATCTGTCAAATAATATTGACCAGAATCTGTTAATGTAATACTTGTTACTGAACCATTAGTAACTACAGCTGTACCTTGTGCTCTAAAATCTGCAGCAGTACCGGTAGCAGAATCAATTGTAACTGATGGATTAACATCTGAATCATAGAACCTACCAGGAAATGTTACTGTTACACCACTCACTTTACCTGTAGCACTATTAACAGAAGCACTAGCAGTTGCTCTAAATGCAGCCTTTGAACCAGTAGGTGGATCAATAGTAATAGTAGGAGTAGATGTATATCCAGTACCACTTTCTGTAACAAGAAGTGATGTTACAACTCCACTATCAAATGATGCTAAAATAAATGCTTGACCATAATCAAATTTTTGTTGAATAGCTGGTGTTGTATTATAATAGTAATCATTTGCTGAATCTGGAATTCTTATTGATTGATCTGAATCAAAGGCACTTTCACCTGATACAACAGTAAATGCAAAGTTATCTAGATACCCATTAAAACTTCTAGTAACATCTTCAATATTTGCTTTTGTTAGATCTCTTTTAATAGGTCTAGGGCCATTTGAATCTACATCGGCTCCAAATGTAATTGTTTCTCCTGAATCGTAATAGTTAAAGTTATAATTTGAGTCTGTTTCTAATCCAGCACTTATATTATATGTAGAATCATATGATCCATTAACTGATATTCTTAATTTTGTAGAAAGGTTTGATGAATCTTCATGTAATGTTTGAAATTGTATAAATGTCCAACTACCTGTAGAAATTGGTGTCTGTGTATTATATTTTGTTAAACTAAATGTTTCAGCACTATCACCTATTATAGTTCCAAATACATTATAAGTAGCGCCAATATAACCACTGCTATCCATATGTAATCTAAAATCATTATTATAAAGAATGGTACTAGCTTTAACTGAATCTAAATATAACCAAAATGATGTTTCTACAATAGTATTTGCAGGTTCTGCATAAAAACTATCAAATATATCTGATGATACAAATTCTGTTAATACTGTAGTATCAGTAGAATCATCATGGTGTAAGGAAGAGTAACCAAACTTTTTGTAAATAAAAGTTGTTTTATCATAAAGATCACTATCAATAGGTCTTTCAACTCTTACAGTAGGTCTTCTAGTATAATATCTACCAGCGCTAGTTAGTGTTGCAGTAGATAGTTTATCACCATCTAATGTCATATTACCAGTAGCAGTAGCAGTGGCAGAGTCTAATGATGGAACACCAATTGTAACATTAGGTACTGTTGTATAATAAATTCCACTATCTACAATAGAAATTCCAGTAATTCTATCACTATCTGTTGCTGATACAATTGCAGTAGCGTTAGCTGAATCAGTAGTAGGTGAAGAAAATGTAACAGTAGGAACAGTAGTATAATAATTACCTACTTCTGCAACAGCAACATAATTAACACCATCTCCAGTAGAATCAAGGTTAGCGGTAGCGGTAGCGGTAGTAGAATCTGCATCAGGTACTGCAATAATTACATTAGGAACAGATGTATATCTTTGTCCTGAATCTGTTAATGTTAAAGAAGTTACACTTGCCATTATCCAATACTCGCCGTTGCTTGTGCCTGTTCGCCAGCTTCAATTTCTAGAACATATGTATAACCATATTCTCTTTCGATAACATCAATAGCATCGATACCGGTATCTAGATCTTCATCATTATATTCGAATAACTGAGCTCTTAACTTATAAACAGGTAAATTACTTAATTGATAAAATGGTTGTTCATGCTCTACATGCATAATCTCAAACATTTTATTTGATAATGGAAGATAGATGACATCACCTTCTCTTGGTCTATCACCTTCAATCTCATTATCATAACGCTTTACTTGTTGTGTCCATCTACGCCGTGATACAACAAAGGTAGCTTCGTCACGTATCTCTACACCAAATCGAGTAAAGAGATCACCCTCTCCATCAAACCCTTCGATGTTTTCGATATACATTTCGATTTTATGAGATGAATTAAAACGTGATGGAACATCATGTCCTAGAATTTTATCTTCATTTACAATATCACGAGGTAGATAATAAACATCCTGACCATAAATCTTTAAAGATTCTATGATTATATCTTCATATAGATTTTGTTCTGATCTTACTTTATCAGAAAAGTATATATTGCGCATATTATCCTACAAAGAA